TATTGCTTCAATCAATATAAAGCGAATGGAAACATTCGCTTTTTTATTTTAATAAATAAAAAAAAGCTAGCATTGATGAAAGTGAAGAACTTTTCAACATTTATAAATTCTCGTAAAATTAATGAACAGTCATATTCTGATGGGAGTCAAACAAATTATGATGAAGCTGGAGTAGACGGCATAAATCCTCCAAACAATGGATTAGAAGGGACTAGCGCAGAAAAGATGGATTATACTGCAGGCGACTATGGAGAAACTTCTGATGAAGATGATGAATCTGCTATTAATAATAAAGAGGCTAAATCAAAAAGTATTACTAAAAGTAATTTAACAATTGATAATATTAAAGCAATGATTGACGATATTACTGAAAGAGTTAATAAAATTAGCCCTACTAAATAATACAAGTTAATATGAAATTACTCTTTATTTTTTTTATTTTTATTCTTAGTATACCACCTAAAGACATAGATAAATTAATTATATTAGATATTTGTACAATTAAATATTCACAAAAATATGAACAACCTCTATCTGTTCAATATACTATCCTATGTACTGAGCCTAAATATTCCAGAAAAGGTTTAGACTTTCATAAATGTGATAGTATTAAAACTTCTGATGCACTAGATTATGAAAATAATAATTATGATAAGGGCCATATGGCACCAGCTGCTGACTTTGCATGTGATTCAATTAAATTAATACATACATTTACCTACTTAAATTGTGCACTGCAACATAAGGATCTAAATAGAGGTGTATGGAAACTATTAGAAGATCATGAACGTGATCTTGCTGTAAATCATACGACCAAGGTTATAATATCTGTTCATTTTTCAAAGAAATCATTAAAGCTCTCAACTGGTGCAACTGTGCCTGACGGATTCACTAAAGAGATTCGATATGGGAAAGTATCAGAAAAATATTATTTTCCGAATATTAAACCTAAATACTTAAAATATTTGCAATACAAAATATGAGTCAATACACAGTAATAAGACCACTCCAATTATTTGAAGCACACTGTCGAAAAATGGATATTGATGGTAGAGAAATCGATGGAACCGTTTCTGGAATAAATGTAAAACTTACAGTTGCATCTACTCCAAAAAGTCAAGCTAAGGGATATAGCGAAACTGACGAATCGCCAATTGAAAATAAAGGAATGCTTTTTGTATATGATGATGATCAACCTCTCTCTTTTTGGATGAAGAAAGTAAAATTTCCACTTGATATAATATTTTTTGATAGTGATATGAAGTATATCAATCATGAAACAATGGATCAGTCACATGATGTAGATGATGAAAATATTCCAAAATATCATAGTAAGAAACCTGCAAGATTTGCAGTTGAATTTCCTGCAGGATGGTGTGAAAAAAATATGACTCCTGATTGTAAACTTTCTTTTTAATTTAGTATAGTAATTAAAAACCAAGTTATGCTACACACTGACGATTTTAAAGAACTTAGAGAATTTGTCAATGAGATGAATTCATCAAACTCTACTAATCACAAAGTAGAAGTTCTTACTAAATATCAATATCATCCTTTTATTAAAAGGATCCTATTCTATACGTACCATCCGTATTGGAATTTTGGATTAACTTCCACTAATCTTAAAAAAAGAAGTGACTTAATTGCTCCAGTTGAAGTATATGATGAATTCTTTATGATGCTTGATGATTTTAATGAGCGACATATGACGGGCCACGCTGCAATTGAAGCCATGAATCGCTTTATCAAAGATTATGAAGAGTGGGCTGACTTAATATATCAAGTAATTGATCGTAATCTTGAGACTCGAGCAACTGTTACTTTAATCAATCGAGTCAATCCTAAATTCATACCAACTTTTGAAGTTTCTCTTGCTCATGATGCAGCTAAAGTAAAAGGTGTAAATATTTTTGATGGTACCTGGCTTGTTTCTAGGAAGCTTGATGGAATACGATGTATCTGTTTTATTCATGGAGAAGATATACGATTCTTTTCACGTAATGGCAAAGAGTTACTAACTCTTGGAAAAGTAGCAGAGGAAATAAGACGCTTAGGGATAACTGATACTGTTCTAGATGGTGAATTATGTCTTATGAATGAAGATGGCTCAGATGACTTTCAGGGAATCCTAAAGCAGATACAGCGTAAGGGCCATACAATTGAAAATCCAAGATATCAAATCTTTGATATTTTACAAGCTGGCGAATTTGCAGGTGATGATATCTCCCCACTATTTTCTACTCGAATTGACAGTAGAGGATATTGGTTAGGCGATCTTAAATCATCAAATATACTTGAAATACTTCCACAAGTAAGAATCACGGATGAGGATTCTCTTGAAGAATTAAAGAGTCAATCTAAAGATTCTAATTGGGAAGGCTTAATTGCTAGAAAGGATGCTCATTATTCTTCAGGAAGATCAAAAAATATGCTTAAAATTAAAGAGTTCTTTGATGCTGAATATGTAGTAACTAGTTTAATAATGGGCCCACAAAGAGTAATAGTAGACAGTAGAGAAATAGAAGAAGAAATGTTAAGTGCTGTAACTATCGAACACAATGGATCAATTGTACAAGTAGGAAGCGGATTTACAATTGATCAACGTAGACACTATTATAAAAATATTGAAGATTTATTAGGAATGACAATTGTTGTGCAATACTTTGAACAAACAACCGATCAACATGGAAATAATTCATTAAGATTTCCAGTATTTAAAGGGAACCATGGAAAAACACGCAGTATATAATAATATGTCATTTAATACGAAACGAGTACCCAAATTAATAGATTTAAAGAAGTATCATGCACAATTAGGTGATACTTATCTTAATCAATTTAAATCGTCTGATGCACTAATTGGACCAGTAGAGTCAGTTGAATATTTAGATAAATTCTTCAATGATGACCCAAATGGAGAGTGTATTAGTAAAGTTCTTTCTATGCTTGCTGAAGCAAAGGACTTATTATTTAATCGAGCTAGCGCAAAATATTCAAGTGACATGGTCGATCTAGAAAAAGTAATTAATTCAATAAACAATAAATTATGTATTACATCGCAAAAGTAAAGTTTGAAACAATTGATGATCAAACAGGAAGACCTAAAAAGATCTATGAGCAGTATCTAGTTGATTCTGGTTCTATCTCAGAGGCTGAAGAACTATTAAAAGAACGATTTAAAGATTCTATTGCTGAATTCTCAGTAGTGAGTGTAGTTGAGTCAAAAATCATGGGGGTAGTTAAATAAGTATGAAAAAGATGCCGACTCGAGTAGCAGAACGCGTATATGATGTTCTGTGTAAGTTTGCAGAAGCAAGCCCAAATAATTATGAAAAAGAAACATTTATTTTTCATTTCGGTGTCTTAAATACAACTTCACCAAATTATAAGCTTACTTGCATGGATGATGCTCAACGAACATTTCATTGTAGTTCCAGTGGAAAAATGAAAGTCGATGGAACAAATACTAGGCGAGTAAATGGAATACTTTGGAAAATGTCAGAAGAGATAATGTTACAAAAAGTTGAAGCTAATGAAATTTCAAGTACCAATTGAAAAAGATTTAACATTTGCGCAAGATCTAATTGCTATGATTTCAGAAAATATTTCTGATCTTACTGGTGAATATGAAAAGCTTCCAAATAAAATTATTTTTACTGGATCACTTGGAAAGGAACTCTTATCTTTTATTCAAGAGAAGGAGTGGAATTTTAAAGGATTTGATCTTGAGAGCACTGATATTATATTAGATGCTCTCATTTTCAAATACAATACACCACTTACTCAAATTGATGGACGAACCAGCGTAATGGGCTCTTTACATGGTAAAGAAATAAATGGAATACCTGGGCCAGAAACAGCTCAAAAAATTATCTCAACATATGCATCTCCAAGCTTTATGTTAGAGCGAACAGTTAGACCGGAGAAAAGAATATTACTTATTAGAAAATGTCAGTAGTTAGATTTATCGCAGATTTACACTTTGGCCACAGATGGATGGCTGAACACCGAGGATTTCCAGATGTGTTTGCACATGATGAACATATAATAAAAGTATGGAATTCGACTGTACATAAACACGATATGACCTATATTCTAGGTGATATAACAATGGAGTCAAGTAAATACTATCCATTATTAGATCGATTAAATGGAAAAAAAATAGTTATACTAGGAAACCATGATATGCCTGGAGACATTCCTGAGTTATTAAAGTATGTGGATAAAGTTGGTGCAATGGTACGATATAAAGGAATTTGGTTATCTCACTGTCCAGTCCACCCAATGGAACTAGAACATCGAGTATCAAGAATTATTCATGGACATATTCATGAAAATATAGTTAAAAAGTGGATTACATTTTTAGGATTTAAACTTTTTAAAAAGATAGATAAAAGATATACATGTGTATCTTGTGAGCATGTAAATTATACACCAAAAACACTAGTTGAACTAGGAATAATAAGATAATATATGAAAATTTTAAATTCTATTATAAATTGGGAACTTTGGCAAAAGCTAAAAGCCCAAAAGGCTGGAATCAAAACAGACTATGCTTTTACTGAAGGCAAAGTGAAAGATGTAAAAACCATTAGCGTTTGCTTAGGCGTAGGTATAAATCAAATATTTCCTGAGTATACTACTATTATTATTTCAAACAATATACTAGATGCACCCATTGAGCCTGAAGCAATAGAATTAGGCGAGCACCTTACTAAACCTGGATTTGTTAAAAAGCGACTTAATATACGTAATAAAAATAATTCAGAGCATAGTGAATAAGATAAAGAGAGCATATGCTTTTATTAGACTTTTAATTAAATACAGAAGCTTTTCTGATGCTTGGGAATATTCAAAAATTGGAAAAAAGAGTCCTTGTAAATTTGATCATAATTTTGAGTGCTTAATTTGCGATGCATGGTTATCTGATTGTGCATATCACCGATACTTAAAAATGGATTATCGATTTGAATCTCGAGAAGAACTTGAAAAATTATTTAAAGATTATGAATAGAGTGACTATAAAATTAATAATAGTCATTTTATTCATTTCATGTTCACCAAATAATTACAATGTGCATGAAAGGAATATGAAACTTCAGCACGATGGGATGATTAAACAAGATCTAATTATGAAAAAGAAGATGACTAAGACTAGAAAGCAGGGAGTCCGATCATACTCAAAACCTAAGGTACACAAAATACGTATAATCTCAAATAGAAAATTTATATGAGTAGTCAATATAGAAAAATTAAATACGAGGAGGAAGGACTATATGGAACAACTATAGAAAAGTATTTGTATATCTGGTCTCATGATACAGTAGATATTGTTACAGTTTTTAATCACACAGGAGAAAGACTTTTTTGTTTCTCTGAATCAGGATTTGATATGGGATCTGCACTTGCAGTTGCATTTACAAATTGGCAAGATGAAAGATTAGAAAAATTAACAGAAGAAGATTTTAATTTAATAAAAAAATAAAATGGAAGATCTAGATGAAAAAGTAGAATACCCTATACCTGGTTTATTATACCAGCATTATAAGGGTGGG